TGGCACCGTGATCGCCGGGAACCACACACTGCAAGCAGCTCAGTCGCTCGGCTGGGACAAGATCGCAGTGGTGTGGGTCGACGATGACGATGCCACCGCTAAGGCATTTGCCCTTGCCGACAACCGCACCGCCGAGCTCGGCGACTATGACGATCAAGCCTTGGCTGATCTGATCGCTGCCGTCGCCGAAGCCGACGCCGATCTACTCGCCGCTTCCGGCTGGACTTCCGACGACCTGACAGAACTACTTGCCACGCTCGAGCCAGAGCTGCTGCCCGCAGTCCTTACCGATCCCGATGACATTCCAGATGCACCGCCCGCCAAGACAGTCCCTGGCGACGTGTGGCTGCTCGGTCCCCATCGAGTGGTCTGCGGCGATTCTTCAGAACCTACGGTTTTAGATAAAGCGTTTGATGGCAGAAGCATTGACATCGTGCTTACAGACCCACCTTACGGAATTGATCTTGAGACCGACTGGTCGAAGGGTTCTGGAAAAAACTACAGACCAGTAGCCAATGACGATGTGCCGTTTGACGCATCACTTCTGCGTAAGTTTTTTGCCTCTGTCGAAGAGCAGTTTTGGTGGGGAGCGAATTATTACTACCGGACGCTTACTGAGACTGATCTAAGTGGGTCGTGGCTTGTTTGGGATAAGAGAACACCTGAAACTGACGTAGTCATAGGATCAGGGTTTGAGTTGTGCTGGTCAGCGACACCACACAAACAAGATGTGTTGCGCTACCACTGGACAAACTTTACCTCACACAAAAATGCTGGACTGAAGCGCGCTCACCCAACTGAGAAACCAGTTGCATTGCTCATGGAAATTTTGAATCGCTGGTCTCCAAGTGGAAGCCATGTTGCAGATCCATTTGCTGGCTCTGGAACAACACTGGTTGCAGCTCATGACACCGGGCGCATTGCTTCGCTTATTGAACTTGACCCTTGCTACGTCGACGTGATCTGCCGCCGCTTTCAAGAGCACACCGGCATTCTCCCGATCGCAGAATCAACTGGTCGCGAGCACGACTTTATGGAGTCCTAATGGCGCAGCCAACCAAGCGTCGACGCAAACCCAAACCGATCCGCCCACTGGGCACAGTTGGAACCGATGCGTGGAATCGAATGTTCACTGAGGATGCCGACTGGATCGCTCAGTCAATGGATCTTGAACTGCTGCAGATGGTGTGCGAACAGATCGACGAGCGAGCTGCATTGCGATTCAAAGTCTTACGCGATGGAGATTGGCGCGAACGAAACGCACTCCGAGCAATTGACCAGCAAATAATCACGGGCCTATCGCTTCTCGGTCTGACGCCGGCTGACCGTCAGAGAAGCGGTCTAGAAAGCAAGGCGAATGACAATGACGCCTTTGACTCTTTCCTCGCTGAACTGTCCACCCCGATGGTCAACTCCGAGAACACTCCGCCACACGCTCGGTGGGAGAGTCGCACAAATCGCTGAAGTTCTAGGCACACCTCTGATGCCGTGGCAGCGCCACGTCGTTGACGTAGCCCTAGAAGTGAATCCAGAGACCGGCATGCTTGCCTACCGTGAAGTGCGCCTTACCGTTCCTCGCCAGAGTGGCAAGACCACACTCATGCTCGCGACAATGGTTCACCGCTGCGTCGCAATGGGCGATCGCCAGCGCATCTTCTACACCGCCCAGACTGGCAAAGACGCTCGCCTCAAGTGGGAAGACGAACACATCCCCGCACTTGAGCGTTCACCATTTCGTTCTCGAATGAGCGTGCGACGCACCAACGGTAGCGAAGCAATCCGCTGGGAAAATGGCTCGCTCTGGTCGCTGCTGGCCACCACGGAAAGCGCCGGCCACGGCGCACAGGCTGACCTCGGCGTACTCGACGAAGCGTTCAGTTACACAGACGACCGGCTTGAGCAAGCCATGAAGCCAGCAATGGTCACGCGCCCGCAGCCTCAACTGTGGGTTGTCTCCACCGCCGGCACCGAAGACTCGCTGTACCTGAACGAGAAGATCGACGACGGCCGAATGCGTGCCTTATCGGGCCAGACATCCTCTGTCGCTTACTTTGAATGGTCAGCACCAGACGACGCTGAGATCGGCAGCCCCGACACCTGGCGTGCGTGCATGCCAGCACTCGGGCTCACCGTGCCGATCGAAGCAATCCGGTCTGACTTTGAGTCAATGCGTGAGCCCGAGTTTCGGCGCGCGTATCTCAACCAACGCCAAGATCGAGCAGCTGCTGCACCGTGGCAGATCATCAGCGAAGAAGACTGGAAAGCCTGCGCCGACACCTCGAGCGCAATCGCTGACCAGCCCACCATCGCCCTCGATGTCACACCATCACGCTCGATGGCATCACTGTGCGCCGCTGGCACTCGCTCAGATGGCGCAGCCCATGTCGAAGTGATCGGCAACCGACCAGGCACCTCATGGGTGCTGGACTGGTTCGCCGCCGAAGATCGTGTGCGCACCTATCGAACCATCGTGATCGACCCGGTCTCTGGTGCGAACTCGCTGGTGTCTGATCTTCGCAACATGGGCTTGCAGATCGTCGAAGTTGGCACACGGCAGATGGTTGCCGGCTGTGGCAAGTTCTACGACCTCGCAACGCAAGGGCGCTTGCGCCACATTGACCAGGTGCCGCTGAACGCTGCGGTCGCTGGATCAAAGAAACGAAACCTCGGCGATGCGTGGGCATGGCATCGACGCGACAACAGCGTCGACGTATCACCACTTGTCGCCGCAACTCTTGCACTGCAGGCGCACGTTGCGCCCGAGCTGCGTCCGCAGGGAACCCCGCAGATCGTCGACCCTTGGAGCCTGACTGATGAGTGACCTACTCACCACCATCGTCGAGCTCATCGGCGCTGCACTCATCGTGGCTGGTGTCGCGATGCTTTCAATCCCTGCCGCATTGATCGCCGCCGGCGTGCTGGCGATCTGCGCTTCATTCTTGGTGGCTAACCGATGAGTCTCTTTGCAAAACGCGCGCTGACACCTGACCCCGTGCGCACCTCTGTCTGGCTGCCGACGACGAACTGGTCCGGCGAATCAATCACCGAATCCACCGCCCTTGAGGTCACTGCCCTCATGGCTTGTGTGTCGCTGATCGCCGACTCTGTCGCATCGCTGCCCATGCGTGGCATTCGCCACGTTGGCGATCGCACCGAGCCAGTGCCGTTGCCTAAGTGGATCGACAGCTCAACTGAACACACGCAGTACGAACTCATTCACATGATCGTGACCTCGCTTGCCTTGCACGGCAACGCGTACATCTACGTCGACCGAGACGTGAACACGAACGCACCGCTTACGCTGACACCTCTGCACCCCACAAACGTGCAGGTGACTATCGTCAACCGCCAGCGGTACTACACGACGAACGGCATCGTCATCGATCTCAACAACATGCTGCACTTGCGCTGGTGGACACCGCCGCAATCTGCAGTGGGTCTGTCACCGATCGAGATGCAGCGCAACACCATCGGCCTCGCACTTGCTCAGGCACGCTTCGTCAATCAGTGGTACTCCGAAGGCGCAACGCCTTCGTCGGTGCTCGAGGTCGACGGCGACATGACCACCGACCAGGCGAAGGTTCTGCAGGCAACGTGGGAAACCTCACACCGTCGCAAGCGTCGACCAGCCGTTCTCACTAACGGCATGAAGTGGAAGCCAATCACCGCCTCGGCTCAGGACATGGAACTGGCCGAGTCTCGTGAGCAGACGATTAACGACATCGCGCGCATCTTCCGTGTGCCGAACTACATGATCGGCGCTCGAGGAGACTCACAGACCTACCAGAACAACGAGTCGGCTGGCATGCACTTCGTCACCTACACGTTGCTGCCGTGGCTTGTGCGCATCGAGAAGGCGCTGAGCGGTCTGATGGTTGCACCTCGCGAGATCAAGTTCGACACCTCAGCGTTCCTTCGTGCCAACACCACCGAACGAATCCGTGCCTATCAGACCGCAATCATGTCGGGCATCTTGACGCCGAACGAAGCGCGTGAGCGTGAAGGCATGGAGCCTTACGAAAATGGTGACGATTTTGTCATGGTCTTGCCCGGGGCGATCGTCGCAGGCACAAGCGAAGCGCAACCGCCTGTCGGCACCGATGCTGAGCCACCGATTCGATGATGGAGATCGCAATGACCGAAGAGCTGAACCAAGACACGGCGCAGGGGCCTGTCTCCGAGCAACTGGATGAAACCATGCCCGAACACACCCCTGTTCGTTACACCGCCGTAGAGATCGAGAACCGCCGCATCGGCGGTCGCGATGTCGAGTTCCGCACCGTTGAGGTCGACGGCCTGCAGCTTCGAGCTGTAGAAGCCGACACCGAGATGCCGATGCGGTTCGCCGGTTACGCCGCGGTGTTCAACTCCCCATCGGAGCCGCTGCCTTTCATTGAGACCATCGCCCCTGGTGCGTTTCGTCGCTCGCTGAAATCAGACAGCGAGAAGCGCATGTTCTTGAATCACAACACCGACCAGGTGCTGGCAAGCACGCGCTCGGCGACGTTGTCGCTCAGCGAAGATGATCGTGGTCTGTACGTCGAAGCCGAACTGCCCGACACCACCTACGGCCGCGACCTCTCAATCCTCATGCAGCGCGGCGACGTGCACTCGATGAGCTTCGGCTTCTCGGTGCCCCGTGGCGGCGACTCATGGTCAGAAGATGGCAGCTCGCGTGAACTGCGCGAAGTCATCCTGCACGAAGTCTCAGTGGTGACTGGCTTCCCCGCCTACCCCGCCACAGAAGGTGCGCAAGTTCGCAGCACCGAAGAAATCGCCGAGCCAGTCGACGCAACCGAAGACGGTCTGCCAGTCGATCTTGCTCGTCGCATGCTCGAGCTCAACGCCAAGCGCTGAGCATCGAATCTGCAGCTCGGAGCCATCGCCCGGAGCGCCCCCCATGCGCAACCACCGATCGACCACCACCTGCATCCACTAACCAAACCCAACCGCCACGGAGGCAACCATGACTGACGAACTCGTCACTCGCCTCTCGGAACAGCGCGCGCGTACCTGGGAAGAAGCTAAGGCTCTTCTCGATCACGCAGCGTCCGAGAACCGTGACCTGTCCGGTGAAGAAGCCGAACAGTTCACCCGCATGAACGACGACATCGATGCACTCGATGCCCGTCGCAAGAACATCATCGACATCGAAGCACGCGAGCGTGCAATCGACGAATCACGCGCCGCTCTCGGCGTCCCGGCTGACTTCGGCACCCGTGCCGTTGCTCCTGCCGAGAAGACCGACAGCGACATCATCCGTGAAATCGCCCTCGGCGAGCGTCGTTCGTTCTCGTTCGACAAGCGTGATGTCACCAAGTCCAGCACCGGCGCACCAGTGCCGACCTCGTTCTACGACCAGCTCGTTGAACACCTGGTCGTCCAGGGCCCGATGCTTGACGGCAACGTCATCACGATGCTCACCACGAACAGTGGCGAATCGCTTCAGATCCCGCGCACCGCTACCTACACCTCCCCAGCAATCATCGGTGAAGGCACAGCAATCACGGAATCCGATCCGACGTTCGCAGCGTTCGTCACCCTCGGCGCATTCAAGTACGCCGCCACGTTCCAGCTCAGCCGTGAGGTTGTCGAAGACTCAGGCATCAACCTACTTGACTTCGTCGCCCGCCAGGCTGCAGTCGGCATGGGCACAGCGGTCAACGCTGGACTCACCGTCGGCACCGGAACCACACAGCCGAACGGCATCGTCAACGGAGCCGGCTCAGCTGTCACCGGTGGCACTGGCGTCGCTGGCGTTCCGACCTACGAGAACCTTGTAGACCTCGTCTACTCGGTTGGATCTCCTTACCGCCGTCGTGGCGCTTCGTTCCAAATGAACGCAAGCACCGTCGCTGCAGTTCGCAAGATCAAGGACGGAAACGGAAGCTACATCTGGCAACCGTCGTTCCAAGATGGTCAGCCTGACCAGCTTCTCGGCTTCTCGGTTCTTGAGAACCCAGATGTCGTTGCTGCTGGCACCAACGCAAAGTCGGTCATCTTCGGTGACATGGCCTCGGCGTACTACGTCCGCCAGGTCCGTGGCATCGACTTCGCACGCGATGACAGCGTCGGCTTCGTCAATGACCTCATCACCTTCCGCGTCACATGGCGTGGAGACGGTGCGGTCGTCGATGCGAACGCAGTCAAGTTTTTCAAGGGCGGCACGGCCTGATCGGTCGTTTCACCTTTTACGGGTTTTGTCTGGTTGGTGGTGGCTCGTTGCCCGTGCGAGCCACCACCGGCCAACCAGACACCACACACGGCACTCGGGCAAGGAGCATCTCATGGGCAAGAAGAAAGGCACCGGCCATGTGGGTCGTCATACGCAACAGCGAGGTCGAGCTGCCGCCATACCTGGCGCAGTACCTAGTCGAAGCGTCAGTGGCGACACCTGTGCAGGAATCTGCTGGCACTCAAACTTCGCAGGAGCAGGCACCGGCTACGGCGTCCAAACCGCGCAAGTCGCGCGCCAAATCAAAGCCACCGGCCGACCGATCACCCTCTCCAACAACTACGGCACGCAAGGCTTCATCACCGAATGGGAAGGCATCGAAGTCCTCCCGACCGGCTTCCACCCCTACAGCGCCGACATCCTCGACGCTCACCTCAAATACTCCCAAGACCAGACCGGTCGACCCACCGCTCTAATCACACTCTTCGACACTTGGGTCTTCAAAGGCGCAAAGCTCGACGACATCAAAGTCATCGCCTCATGGGTGCCAATCGACCACACGCCCGCACCGCCGGACGTTCTCGACTGGTGCCGCCGAGACAATGTGCTGCCGATCGCAATGGCGAACTACGGCGCACGCATGCTTGAGGCTGCCGGCATTGACCATCGCTACATCCCACACGGCGTCGACACCAAAGTCTTCCGACCAGGCGCAACCGTCGACGGTGCGACAGGTCGCCAACTTCTCAAGATCCCCGACGACGCATTCGTGGTCGGAATCATCGCTGCCAATAAGGGCATCGCACCGATGCGCAAAGCATGGGGCGAGAACCTGCTGGCGCTCGGCCAGTTCATGGCCAGCCATGACGATGTCTACGTCTACATGCACACCGAGAAACGTGGCGCACAAGGCGGCGTGGATCTCGTGCAACTTGCAGGCGCTTGCGGTATCCCTGAGAACCGCATCGTTTGGACTGACCAGTGGGCGTACTACGCAGGTCTGCCGCCGTTCGTTCTCGCAGGTCTCATGGGCGCGATGGATGTCAACCTTGCTGCCTCTCGTGGCGAAGGGTTCGGCGTTCCAGTCATCGAAGCCGCCGCCTGTGGCGTGCCCTCGATCGTCTCCAACTTCACCGCTCAGCCTGAGCTTGTCGAAGGTCACGGCTACCTCGCCTCGGTGCAGCCCTACTGGGACGCACTGCAGACCTCATGGTTCGCCACACCGCTGGTGCATTCAGTGCTCGAGCAACTTGAGCACGCCTACGACACCGCCAAAGAA